AAAAAAAGTGGAATAGGTTTTGTTTCATCAGATGATGAAGATGAATTGAAGGTAAATATTTCTAATATTGAAGTAGATAAACTTATCAAGGAATATAAAAAAATTAAAAAAAGTGAAAAGTCTAATCTCTCACAAATAAAAAAGTTGGGGTTAGTAGACAAACACGGAAGACCCTTAAAATAAATAACTCAGCAGGTAAGTTTGTATGCTATCTACCCAATATCGATTGCGTCTTGAGGCAATCTGTGAAAAAATTGTTCTTGGTAAAGAGGTTAGCTTAGAAGACATGATCTGGGCAAATAAATTAGCAAAGTCAAATCAAAGTGCTGGATCTATTTTGAGAAAAGCACGACGAAAGGCAAATAATCCTGACATGCAGGAGGGAAGTCTCGATGATTTTTTGAATCAGATGGACCTGGGTGATCCTGATCCATCTAATCATAGAACAGGATTTGGAAGTGGAGATGAAATTACAGAATGGTTTGGTAGAGAGAAAACTGATGATTGGAGGCAAAGAGACTGATGCAAGCATCAATTTATTCTAACGGTAATCAAGAATGTGAGAGAGCAGCATCTTTAATGAAATCAGTTCACCTTGATGAAGTTGTTGTATATGAACGTGGTAAACACTTTACTGAAGGACAGTTCAGAGATGAGTTTGGTGATGAGGTAGAGTATCCAATGATCTCTATTGGTATGTTCAGAGGTACTTTAAAAGAAACAATGAACTACATGAATCAAAAAGGAATGTTTCTTTAGAAAATATTAAACTGTATCACAAGTTACAAAATTGCTTGACTATATAATCTGTAAGGTCTATAATAGATCTGTCGTTCATCCCACACGGGACGCAAGTAAGTCGCGGAACGGATCGTTCATCCGTCTCAGACGGACGCAAACGACTGAAGGAACGGGAGTTAATTCACCCATTCTTTTAGGAGTAGACTATGAACACTCTAAACATCATCAAAAAGCAGATTGAAAAAGCATCTGCACTTCACAACGCACAAATTACCATGACCACCTATCGTGGTATTGAGACCAAGATTACCAAGGTCAAGCCAAGTGAAATCCACGGCAAGTTTACTTACCGTGGTCATACTTACACTAAGTGATTGACTTACAAATTAATTATTGATAGAATGGGAGGGAGACCTCCCATTTTTTTATGGATAAAGAGAGACTTAAACTGATTGTAAAAAATCTAGAATCTCTGGTTCAATGTTTGAAGTCAGAGATCTACTCTGATGTAGATGCATACAAACCAGAAGAGGGATACTACGATGTCCCACTCCCTGCCGATAGTTACGACGAAGTTTTTAATGACGATGACGGATACCCTGACTAAACTTATCAGTGTCACTCCTGATGCTGAGAAGCACATGGCATATTGTGCCCGTGTAAGTAATCCTAATAACCAGGAGAATGAAAAGTTCTCTGGTCTTCTTAAGTATTGTGTGAAGCACCAGCACTGGAGCATCTTTGAGCAGGCATACATGACTCTCGAAATCAATACCACTAGGGGTGTGGCAGCTCAAGTGCTGCGCCACCGTTCGTTCACATATCAAGAATTTTCGCAACGGTATGCTGATTCTTCCCTTCTCGCGGAGACGATTCCTCTACCTGAACTCCGTAGGCAAGACACCAAGAATCGTCAGAATTCTATTGATGATATTGACCCGTTTGTCCGTCAAGAGTTTCAGATTAAAATGAAGAAGCATTTTGATGAGGGAATGAAACTCTACAAAGAGATGCTTGATGCTGAAATCGCAAAGGAGTGTGCTCGCTTTGTGCTTCCTTTGGCAACACCCACAAGAATCTACATGACGGGCTCGGTTCGTTCATGGATCCATTATATCGATTTGCGTTCTGCAAACGGTACACAGAAGGAACATATGGATATTGCTTTGGGTGCAAAAGAGATTTTTGTTGAACAGTTTCCTGCCGTTGCTGAAGCAATGGAATGGATTTAATAAATATTAGAAAAGGACTGAACGTTTATGCCAACGTACCCCGTTATTAACAAAGAAACAAAAGAAAAGAAAGAACTTAGTATGTCCATGAAGGCATATACTGAGTGGAAAGAAGAGAACCCAGAATGGGAAAAAGATTGGTCAGCAGGTGTTGCTGGAATTGATACTGAATTTAGATGGACAGGAGAGGCTAAATCTAGTGGTTGGAATGAAGTTTTGGATCGTGCATCCAAACAACCTGGTGCCACTGTCCGTAAAAACCGCGATTACAGTTTCTAATCTATGCCTGCAAAGAAGAAGACTCAAGGACCCGTAGTCCCATTTGGGATGAGCAACAAACACATGAAAAGAAAAAAACCAATCAATTCGGATTTGATGAAGAGGATTGAACCTCTTACTGAAAATCAACAAGAACTTTTCCGTTGCTATGAGAACAATCAAAACATTGTCGCATACGGTGCTGCTGGTACAGGTAAAACATTCATTACCCTTTACAATGCACTGAGAGATGTTCTCGATGTAAAAACTCCTTACGAAAAAATTTATATCGTAAGATCTTTAGTTGCTACGAGAGAGATTGGTTTCCTTCCAGGAGATCATGAGGATAAATCTTCACTTTATCAGATTCCATATAAGAATATGGTGAAGTTTATGTTTGAACTGCCTACTGAGGCAGATTTTGAAATGCTTTATGGTAATTTGAAAACTCAGGGGACTATTAGTTTCTGGAGCACTTCATTTATTCGTGGCACTACACTGGACAATGCTATCATTATCGTTGACGAGTTTCAGAACTTGAATTTTCACGAACTTGATAGTATAATTACAAGGATTGGTGAGAACAGTAAGATTATGTTCTGTGGTGACGCAACACAATCTGATCTTGTTAAGACTGCAGAGAAGAATGGTATTGCTGATTTCATGAGAATTCTTAGAACAATGCCATCAATGGATATTATTGAATTTGGTGTTGAAGATATTGTTCGTTCTGGTCTCTGCAAAGAATACTTAGTTGCAAAAATGGATCTTAATCTATGAGTTTTATTCATCATAATTTTTTAGGTGATATTGATTTAACAAAAAAAGAAAAGAATGGCATCCGTCTCTATAATCTTCCTAATGGAGATTGGGTGCCTTCTATTACGTCTGTTACTTCTTTCTATAATCGTCAGATCTTTGCTAAGTGGCGTGCCCGTATTGGCATTGAAGAAGCAAATAGAATTACCAAGAAAGCAACTTCCCGTGGCACAGACTTTCATGCTGCCACTGAACTGTACATGTTGAACAAAGACATCAACTGGGATGACTTTCGTCCTCTCACTAAGTTTATGTTTCATCATGCCAAACCATATCTTGATAAGATAAATAATGTACATGCTATTGAAAGAACTTTATATTCAGAGTATCTTGGATTAGCAGGAAGAGTAGACTGTATTGCTGAGTACGAAGGAGAACTTGCAGTCATAGACTTTAAAACATCTGAAAAAATCAAACCAGAGAAGTGGTTGGAAAACTACTTTGTTCAAGAGATGTTTTATGCCTCTGCCTACTATGAGATGACTGGCATTTCTGTCAAAAAACTGATCACTATCATGGTTACACCTGGTGGTGATGTTGAGGTATTTGACAAAAGAGATAAAGGGGAGTATATTAAATTGCTAGTTCGATACATCAAGGAATTTGTACATCACAATACTGGGGCAAAGGATGAAGAATGAACTAGAAAAAGTATTAGAAAGTAAATTCTTCTGCCCCTCACGATTTGCACAGGAGATTGAATCTCTTGTGTCAAAAAATGCAGACATGAGTTACATTGATGCTATCATTCACTTTTGTGAACAGAACAGTATCGAACTAGAATCAGTTCCTAAATTGATTTCTAAACCACTCAAAGAAAAGATTAAATACGAAGCAATGGAGTTGAACTTCTTAAAGAGAAGTTCCCGTGCGAAATTGCCTCTTTGATTCCATTTTCGGTCAAAAAATTTTCTGGCCAAAAATCCCTATATTAGATTTTTAATGATGCCGTTTGATGCTTATAGAAGTTACTTGTCTCTGAAGAATCACTTCACAAAAGACAAGTATGATTACCACAAATACTGTGGTAAAAGTCGTGCGACTGTTCAGGCATTTTATAAACGTAAAGATCGATTCTGGTTTGAGAAACTCGCTAGGAACAAGAACGACAAAGAAGTCATTGAGTTTTTTGTATCTAACTTTATCACCTGTACTGATCCAAGTAAACTTTGGATAGGAGAAATGATACGTGAAGGTGAGGGTAGATACACCTCATGGAAAAAAAGAACTCAATCAATGACTTATACTTTTAAGGAAGAGATTGATAGTATATTTTCTGATAATAACTTTGAATCAATGTTCGCATTGGATGGGTCAAGACATCCACAAATTCTGAAAGAATACCTAAGAGGTAATATTTCACTTGAAACTCTAGTAATCTGTGATATGATACTGGGGTTTAGAACTAATTTCGACAAACACCTTGACGATCCTGTTTGGTTGTCCGTCAGTATGAAGATGAGAAAGTATTCCCCATTCCTAAATATTGATGTGTCACGATATAAAAAAATCCTTAAAGAATTAGTAATAGGGGTATGAGTTTTTTCAATTCTGAAGTCGTCCGTGCAGAGATGGCAGAAATTAGTGAGTTACAAGAAGACGTTTATAAAAATGTCTTTAAGTTTCCCTCAATGAATAAAGAACAAAAAGTTCAACACGTTGAGATGTTGGAGAAACTTCTTGAAAAACAGAGGGTTCTCTACACTCGTCTGAGTTTATCCGACGACCCCGAAGCAAAACTTATGAAGGATAAAATCATTGAATCTGCTACAATGATGGGTCTCCCACCGGGGACAGATATGAGTGTTATCTTCAATAACATGTCAAAAATGCTTGATGTGATGAAACAGCAGATTGACAAAACAGGTTTAGACCTGTAAACTATCAAGGCACAACACACAAGCCAAATCCAAACTAATCCGTAAAATCCTATGTCTTTCGCAAATCTCAAGAAGCAATCTTCGCTTGGTTCCCTGACTCAGAAACTGGTCAAGGAAGTAGAGAAGATGAACAATACTGGTGGCGGTGGAGATGACCGTCT